CGGTTCCCTCGACATCACGCGCGTCGATGTTGCTTGTGCGCCAGAAGCTGCGCTTGCTGTTGAACGTCTCGTAGAAGTAGCCGGTGTTGCGCCGCGGGTTGGAGAACGCGACGTGAAAGCGGTGCGGCGTGTTTTCCGTGAAGAAGCCGTCGCTGACCGACCAGATGCTGTCGGGGATACCGGACGCTTCGTCGAAGATCAGCATCACGCCATCCCAGTTGTGAACCCCAGCGTAGGCGTCCGGGTTCTCCTCCGACCACAGCCGGCCCTCGACGGCCCAGTAGCGCGTGCCTTTCTTGAGGTCACGCTCGACCAGTTCCGTGATCCACTTGGCCGGCATGATGCGCGTTGCGGCGATCTCGAACCAGTGGCTGTTCAGCGCCATCGCCAGCCACTTGGTTATCTCGGCCCAAGTGACGCTGCGTAGCTGCGCCTCGGAGTTAGCCGACACGATGGTCGTGCTGCCGATGCGCGTGGACAGCATCCAATGCACCAGCCAACTGACCAGCGCCGACTTGCCGATACCGCGGCCTGACGCCACCGCCTTGCGGAAGGTGTCGTAGTCCACCTTGCCTTGGTTGTCCTTGATGTGGTCGCGCAGAGTGCCCAGCACGTCGCGCTGCCATTTGCGCGGCCCTTTGAAGTGTTCCAGCGGCGTACCCGGTTCACCCCACGGGTAGGTCAGCAGCACGAACGCCAGCGGGTCATCCTTGATCGTCGGCGACCACAGCCGACTCATCAATTCCATTTCCTCGGCTGCTGAGTAGATTGGCTGCTGCATCAGAATCCTAGCGCGGTTGCGGTGCGGCTGAACCAGTTTTCAGGTTCTTTGGTTTTGGCCTTCGGCGGTGCCATTGAGTTTACGCGGATGTTGACGGGCCGGCCTTGGCCTGGGGGCAAATATGTGCGTCCGTAGCGTGCTGCGGCGGATTTAGGGCTAAACAAACTGCCTAGCCCAATACGTTTAGTAGGGACAGGTTGGCCTGTAAAACCGTCAAAAGCAGTGCCAAAATCATAAGTGTCTTTAATATTTATGTTGCCTTGCGGGTCAACATCATAAGTAAACCGGCCTAAAGTCTGGCCTATGGCGCCTTCGCCGCTTGATGACGCAAGCTGGTCAGCGTTTATTTTAAAACTATCTTTGTAATCGTCGTACTGAATGTTAGGTTTAACATGATAGAATTGGCCTAACTCTACAACGGTGGGGTTAAGCTTGCCGGTAGACAAAAAAGACGTTAAATCTTTTACGGTTTGCACGTTATCTTTGTATTCCCGTAAAAATATAGCGCGCATTTCTGGGTCAGAAGTTTTTATCGCGCTTTTAAGAAATTCTGCTGCGTCGCTGCGGCGGTTGGCTATATCTTGTTTAAGTTGGGGTTTTATAACGTCGTACCGCCGGGTGATGACGCCGCGCATAACCTCCAGCTCTTCGGGGGTAAACGACCGTTCAGTGATTGGGTCGCGGCGCCGGTCGATGACACTTTCCATATAGATGCGTTTGTCGGCGGCCAGATTCTCTGCGCCAACAAAATCTCGGTAGCCTTTGGCGGCAGTTTCAAAAAGGCGTTCACCTAGCGTGCGGTCAGTCGGGGGCATATTCAGCGTCCTGCACTACGTTGGCCATAGGTGCTTGTGTATCAAAAGCCGGCAACGCTGTCACCTCAGTGTACAGGCCTTCGATGACGCGCGACTGCGCCCGCTCTAGTGCGCCGGTGATGCTGATCTGCTGGTCGATGTTCACGTCGATCTGCTGCTTGGCGACCCAGCCGTGCTGGTGCTTGAGGATGTCGAGCGCAGCCCTGGCGTCGCCGTTAGCGGCGGCGTGGTACATCGTCTTGGCGGCGGACAGTTCGCCGTCAGCGCGGCCCTTCATCTCCGCGACCTCGACCAGCGGGTCAAACTCAGCCAAGCGCCGGAACTGCTTCGGCGTCAGCCCGGCGGCCAACGCTAGGCTGTCGCCTTTCAGGCCATAGCGCGCGGCTTCGTAGATCGCCTCCAAGCGCGCCTCGGTGGCTTCTGGGCGTTCGGGTGCGAACGGCAGGGAATAGAAGGTCATGGTGCCATAATAGATGACGCGGGTGGCGCGGGCAAGGCTGCACTAAACTGTGTTGCGTAAAAATAAAAAATAAAAAATTGTTTGCGGACGGTGCCCGTGACAGCCACGCGCCCGCCGGCCCCCACCCCCCCCTCCAGCATTCCTGGCCACAGCCTGCGGCTACATGTCGCACCAGATCGGCGCGGTCATTTCCCCCGGCTGGGCGGTTTGGGCAGCGACAATCCAACCGGCTGGCGCGCCAGCTTGCGCGGTCATTGTTGACCTTGGCGGTTTGGGCAAAGCGCAAACAAGAGCCACATCACGCACCAGCTTGCATGACAATCTGACAATCAGGGTGCGAAAAGCGGAACAAGCGGGGAACGGTTAGGCGGATTGTCAAATTGTCATGGCAATTTCAGTTCAGGTCAGAACGGATGGGTGCGCAGCGCCACCATTCGCGCCAGCGTTACAGCGTATTACCTATATAATACACTTATTTTTTTTTTAAATTGATAACATCAACACTACCTAAATAGCCTAACTCCCTCCCAGCCCCTTGGATCCCCACGCAAAAAGCCTAGGCAGTTTTTTGGATTACACAGCCCAAAACGCCGCCTAACGTGACAATCCAGGCTAACATTACAAATTCGTAAGGATGCAAACAAATGTGTTGCAAGGCATGCGCGCGATGCTATGAAGGGTGCATCAACAACGAAGGGAAACGCAAATGTACCGCATCACCACACATCACGACGACCGTCACCATCCGCTGCACGGCGACATCCGCACCGTTGGCAGCTTGGGCACGTTGCTGGCCATTGCGCTGGCCACCTTCGAAGACACCATGCCCGCCGAACTGGCAGACTTGCTGCCGGGCGAACGCTGCGAGGCTTACGGCTTCGGCGTTGAGTACACTGTGGAGCGCGTAGCATGACCCCGCTGCAATCAGACGCCCTTGCCATGCTGGCGCTGTTCATCTGCATCGCCGTGCTGGCCATCATCTGACACCACACCACACAATCCACTAAACGAAAGGAAACGACACCATGACAACCGTTCCCGAACTTTGCGCACGCTGCAACAGCTGGATAATCGTCGACGATGGCACGCCTGTCATTGAGACATGGAGCCGCGACTATGTCGACACGATCGCCAGCCGCAACGCGCCAGGCGTTGCCATCTATACATCCCTGCAATGGCTGCAGCGTTTCAACGCCAGCGTTGCCGCCTGACAATCCACTACACGAAAGGACACTACTATGACAGCCGAACAGATAGCAGCGAACGCTATCGCCACGCATGGCCCTGCCAACGCCGCGCGCATCTACCGAGAGGCCGAGGCCGCCCACTACAGCGAAGCGCAACGGTGCGACAGCGCCAGCGATGAGCGCCGCAAGGAACAACTAGCAGAAGGATACGGCCGCATCGCTGCTATCATTGAACAACTCACAGGAAAGGCTTGAGCCATGAAACTCAATGACAGAAACTATCTTCGCACCTTGCCCACGCTGGCGCTGTTAGACGCTGCAAAGCACGATAGCGAATTGGCCCTTGTGCTGGCCGAGCGGCTAACCGAGGCCCAGGCCGACATTGCCAAGCTGTGGCGGCAATACGATGCCATGCAAGCCGCCCGCGATGACACCTAAGCATGGCCGGCCTGTGCATCGCGCTGGCGCTGCTGGCGCTGGCCCTACTAATCGAGGAAGACAGATAATGAACAGCACATCACCGCGCCTAGAGCGCGATATCTTGCAGGACGCTGCTGCGGCCATCGCAGAGCATGACAGGCTGCACATCGCCACCCGCGCCCTTGACGAACGCATCACGGCCCTGTGCCGCGAGTATGGCGACTGCACCCGGCGCTGGGGCTACGCCCCACTACACCTTCGCCGCGCTGTCGAAGCAAGGGGGCTGCTGTCATGACGCGCAAGGCTATCATCGCCAATCGCGTGTTCTGGTGGCTGTACGATGACGGGCGCAAGGAGCGCATCTACGCGAACGAACGTATACGCGCGCACCTGTCGCAAGTGGCCTCTGTAGACGCGCGCATGGCCAAGGAAACGGCACCCAAGGGCCGGACGAACAATCCACCCAGGCCGCCAGGCACCGCGCCCACGCTGCCTGCTGCGGATCGAGACATCAGCAACAAGACGCTAACAGAGCTTGCCTTCGATTACGGCTGGGGGAGCGTGTACCGGTTCAGCGAGGCGTTGCGGAAACATCGCCGGCCTGTCTATGAACAGGCGCGCGCCAACGGTAACGCCAAGTCAGCCGCCAATCTGATGGCACCGTCACATGAGTAGCTCTAGCGCATCTCTCCCCCGGCACTATTACGTGTGGGTAAACCAGTCGTTCATCCGCGAGGGCGGCACCGGCTATGAACCGGCGGTCTGGTTTGGCCTGCACAGCCATCCAGGCCGCGCATGGGGCTGCCATGTGATGCTGGAGTGTGGAGCGTTCTACAGGGGCTTGCCGCCCCATGCGCTGGCGTTCAGCGCCACGCCAGCCTGCACCGACTGGACACTGCCTCAAGCGCAAATCTGGGACTGCTACGGGCGCGACTTCGCGCTGCTGATCTACGATTATCTGGACGGGTTGCGGGTGCGCGTCAAAAGCGGCGAAACGGGTGAATATCTGTTCACTGCGGTGCCGCAGGGCGATGCGTTCACGCATGATCCCAGCCAAGGCAAAGAATTTATGTTCATCCGCACCACGGGCGACAGGCTCACCATCGTACCGACGAACAATCTGCTGTTTGAGGAACGGTCATTCACCGTCGATCAGGGCTGGCCACGTCTCAAAAAGTCCATTGAAGTCTGGTCATGCGAATGACCGTTGCAGCACAAAGTTTGACGTGCCATACCAACTGTCCAAACAAGGGGAACGACAATGCAACACAGTAGGATCGTCGGCGGATCGACCGCCAAGCGCGTCATCGCCTGCCCAGGCAGCGTGGCGCTGGTGGACAAGATGCCACCGAGCCCGAGCAGCAGCTACGCCAACGAAGGCACCTTGCTGCATGACACCATTGCGGACGTGCTGGACAAGAACAAGCCGCCGGAGTTCTATCTGGGGCGCACCCATGAGGGCATCACGCTGGATGAAGACCTGATCGAGCGCAAGCTGCGCCCGGCGCTGGCCGCGCTGGATGAGATCGACCCAGAGGGGAGGATGGAATATGCTGTCGAAAGCCGGGTGGGTTTTGGGGATTATCTGCCTGACGTTTTTGGTAGTACTGATTTTCTGGGCCGCATTGGTTGGCGCGCTGTTGTGCTGGATTGGAAATTCGGCGATGGAATCCCTGTCGGCGCTGAGGAAAATGCGCAACTGATGTTCTACGCCGCTGCCGCCATGCGGACGCCGACAACGCAGTGGGTGTTCGAGGGTGTGGAGGAGGTCGAACTGATCATCGTGCAGCCGCCCAGCGTCAAGCGGTGGGTGACCACGGTGGAGCGCATCAAGGCGTTCGAGGCTGACTTGAAGGCCGCCGTCACACGGGCGCTGAAACCCGACGCGCCGCTGAAGGCGGGCGACCACTGCAAATGGTGCACCGCCAAGCCTGTCTGCCCGGTGATGACCGGCGCTGTGGATCGCCTGCTGGCGACCAAGCTGGACGCCGTCCCGGCGGATCAGATCGCGCACTATCTGGATCAGGTGTCGCTGGTAGAAGATTTTATCGCTGGCTTGCGGGCGCTGGCCGGGCAGATGCTGACTGAGGGTAAGCCGGTGGGTGACTGGAAGTTGGTGCCAAGGCGACCAGTTCGCCAGTGGGCCAACGCGGAAGAAGCGCACGAATGGATCGTCCATAACCGCCCTAAAGGCTCAGATATTGACCCTTATGAACTGAAGCAAAAGTCGCCCGCGGCGATTGAGAAAGAGTTTAAAAAGCACAAGATCGAATTGCCGGCTGACCTGGTGGTCGCCGTCTCCACAGGTAACACTCTGGCACCGGGGAATGACCCCCGGCCCGCGGTGTTGCAAATCGGCCATACGCTTAAGAAGGCAATGGCCAAAATCCAGTAAGGGAACACAATCATGTCGAATGAACTCTCCAAGTTTGGCGGCTCTAATCTGCCGTCTGTGAAGTCTCTGGCGTCGGCGCTGCGCTCCATCGAATCGTCGGCTGGTGCTGGCGGTATGGCCATCCTCAAGATGGACAAGACCGGCCATTGGGTCTTCGGCGCCGATCAGACCGAGGTCGAGGACGACAGCCTGTGGGCCGTCAACCCGTTCTCGTTCGTCCACGGCTACATCGCTTGGGGCGACGGTGAAGTGCTGGCCGAGAAGATGGTCAGCGTTTCTGAACCGCTGCCGGAACTTGACCCCGCGCCTCCGTCCGCCAAGCGCGGCTGGGAAATGCAGATCGGCATGACGCTGGCCTGCACGAACGGCGAGGACGAAGGTCTGCAAGTGCGCTACAGCGTGACCAGCGTGGGCGGTAAGCGCGCCGTGCAGGGCCTGGCCGTGGCCATCGCTGAACAGGTGGACAAGGATCAGGACAAGCCCGTGCCGGTGGTGCGCCTGAAGAAGGAACACTACCAGCACAAGAGCTATGGCCGCATCTTCACGCCGGTGTTTGACATCGTGAAGTGGTCGGGCATGGACGCAGCCCCGGCGGAGGAAGACGCTGAGGAAGCGGAAGCCCCGGCTGAGGACGCACCGCGCCGTCGGCGCCGCGTGTAAACTGGGCAGCGAACGCCGGGGCGGGTTGGGCCGCCCCGGCTAGTAGCGGATGAAGTGAGGCATCCATGAGCATCCTATGGCTCGATTTCGAGACGCGCAGCCGCTGTGACTTGCCGGCCAAAGGCGTCTACAACTACGCGCAGGACGCCAGCACCGACGTGCTGTGCATGTCCTACGCATTCGACGATGACGACGTGCGGACGTGGACGCCTGACCAGCCGTTCCCGGCTGACGTGCGCCACCACACCGGCCAGATCAGGGCGCACAACGCCGCGTTCGAGCGGCTGGTGTGCTGGTACGTCCTACAGATCGACTACGCGCTAGAGCAGTTCTACTGCACCGCAGCGCAAGCCCGCGCCAACTGCGCGCCGGGCAGCCTGGAGGACGTGGGCCGGTTCGCTGGCGCGTCCATGAAAAAAGATCATCGCGGATCACAATTGATCCGGCTGCTGTCGATCCCGCAGGCGGACGGCACCTTCCGCGACGACCCCGGCCTGATGGCCGAGATGGTCGCCTACTGCGAGAGCGATGTGCGCGCCATGCGCGCCGTCAGCCAAGCGCAGCGCCCGCTGTCCGCCGATGAGTTGCGCGACTACCACGTCAACGAGCGGATCAACGACCGCGGCGTGCTGCTGGATCGCCCGCTGGCGCTGGCTGCCGTGCAGTACGCCGACGCGGAGTCAACCGACATCCAGCAGACGGTCGAGGAGGCCACCGGTGGCGAGATCACGTCCGTCCGCAGCCCCAAGATGCGGTCGTGGGTGCTGGATCGCGTCGGGCCGCAGGCGCTCAAACTGGCGACGGTTTACAAGGACGGCGAACCCAAGCTATCAATCGACAAGAACGTCCGTTTCAATCTGTTGGCTCTGGCAGAGGAAAACCC